TTGGGACGAGACCGACGCCGGCCAACTCCTGATCACCATCGGAAGCTCGGTCACGCTCAACCTCTATCCAGAGGGCTCGACGACCGGCGATGTTTATTATTCCGGCGCCGCCATCGTCACCCAGTTCAACGTCAGCGCCAGCTTCGACGGCATCATCGAGGGCTCAATCGCCTTCGAGGGTAACGGGACCCTGAGCACGTTGACGGCTTAATCTCGCAGCAAACACACACACATGGACGCAATCGATCAAGTCAGAGAACACTTCGCCTCACTCGGCACGCGCAAAATCGACGTGCCGGAGTGGAAGCTCGTCGTGCACGCATCGCCGGTAACGCTATCAGAAAAAAACCGGCTCTATCGTCGCAGCAAAGAAAACGACATGGAGCTCCTGGTGGACATCCTCATCATGAAAGCGACCGACGAGCACGGCGTGAAGCTGTTCACGATCGAGCACAAGCCGACTCTTTTAAACAAGGCGGACAGCAACGTCGTCGGCCGCATCGCAAACGCTATTCTCGCGGACGATGCGCCGAAGGCGGACGACCTAAAAAACTGATCTACGGCGGGGAGGCGGCCGACTTCCTGACCGTGTACGCTCTGGCAGACAGACTGCATAAATGCGCTCATGAAATTCTTGCCATGCCGGCGCAGGAATTGACCGGCTGGATTGCTTACATCGAATACCAAAACAGAAAACTAAAACAACATGGCTGAAGCATCATTCACACTGCGGGCGGTAGATGCGACGAAGGCCGCGTTTGCTGGCGTGCAGAACTCGCTCGCGAAGCTGGAGAAATCAACGCAGTCGATTTCCAAGATCACCAAGCTGGCGTTCGGTGGCGAGGCCGTGATGGGCGCGCTGAACATGATGAAGCAGCGCCTGGACAAGGTCGCGACCGCTGGCGAAGAAGTAGGATTTAGCGATGAGCAAATCGTGGCCGCGATGGAGATGCAGAATCTCGTCGAGAATACGCTGAACCTTTTCATGAAGCTGCCGCTGGCTCTAGCACAAGTTGGCATCAGCATTGGAAACGCTTTTACGCCACTCACAAAAGATGAAATCAAAAAAAAGCTCGACGACCTGAAATTGGTAAGATTTGAGAAAGAGATTGATGCATCCCGCGCAACGCTGTCCGAATTAAAAAAAGACTTTGACCAGATAGGAATGTCGCAGGAGCAACTGACTGCGGCAAAAAAGAATCTTGCCGAAACGCTCGGTGCACAACTGGAAGCAATGCGCGGAAAAGGTGATCCAGTTGCTACCGCGAAAAAAGAAGTCGAGCTCCAAAAGATTTTAAATGACCTGAGAAAAGACGAAGTATCAGAGACGGAAAAACTCAAGAAACTAACCGATCAACTGGGGGTTGTTCAAAGCCAAACATCTGTTGCTACCATTGCGCAGTTGCGCGAAAACCTTCAAGCGGACAAAATGCGCGTGAGTGATTTACTGGGAGCGCGCGAGGATTTTGGTTTGAGACGAGAAATTCCAGAGGAAAATATGCAGATTCAAATCAGGACAAAGGAACAGTTACTGGAGCTGCTTCCAAAAATCCAAGCGCGTGAGGAAAAAATTAACGCTCTGATGAAGGAGCAAAACGTGCTCTTCGACGATGCCGGCCAAATTCTCGCCACCGGATTCGAGGATGCGATTTTATCTGGTCAAAAACTTAGCGACGTGCTTCGCGCAATCGGCCAAGACCTGGTGAGGCTTGTCTTTAATAACATGATAACGCAGCCTCTCGCGAAGGGAATCGGGACCTTTCTTTCTGGCATGCGCGCCGAGGGCGGACCCGTAAACGCAGGCGGTGCTTACATGGTCGGCGAAAAAGGCCCCGAGCTCTTTGTGCCGCACGCATCGGGCAGCATCGTGCCAAATAACAAGATGAGCGGAGGCGGATCCGGTAGCGGTGGCGTCACGGTCAACTACAACATCGCCTCCGGCGTCTCGCGCGCCGAACTTGCTCCGCTCTTAGAACAAGAACGGCGCCGGCTTAAGGCCGAGATCCCCGATATGGTTCGCCGCGGCGGCGGATATCGCGCAGCCTTCGCCTAATCGTCATGGCTATTTCATACCCACTCACTCCGCCGAGTCCGTTTAACCTCTCGCAGCTTTCGTTTACGGGCGTCTCGGCGACCTCGCGCAACACGTCGCCGTTTACGCTCCAGACCCAGCAATACAACTGGCCGGGCCAGGCCTGGCTCGGATCGGTCGATTGCCCGCCGATGAAGCGAGCGGACGCTGAGGATATCGTCTCATTCTTACTCAAGGCGCAGCGTGGTACGTTTTATTTCCAGGACTATGCCAACCCGACGAACCGAGGCGGCGTCACCGGCACGCTGACCGTTTCCAGCGCCACGGCAAACGGAACTACGCTAGGCATCAGTGGCGCGAGCGGGCAATTCGCCGTCGGCGACTGGCTGCAAATCTCGACCTCGCTTTACAAGGTCGTCCAATCCAACTCGTCGTCGAGCGTGGACGTTTTCCCGGCGCTGCGCAAAAGCTACGCCGGCGGCACATCAATCACCTACACCAACGCCAAGGGCGTCTTTCGCTTGGCGTCGCCGAGCACCGAGTGGTCAATCGGTGAGGCGAGCATCTACGGCGTCGGCTTTGCCATCATCGAGGACGTTGAGACATGAGCATCACCACCGCCGGCCGGTCACTCTCGGCCAACATGGTCACAGAGGTCAGCGCGTCTCAGCTCTCGCCGATCTTGCTTGCTTCGTTTTCGTTCTCGACGCCGGTCAGGCTTTGGAGCGGCTACGGTACGATCACGGTCGGCAGCGTGACCTACCTCGGAAGCGGATCCCTGGGGACAATTTCGCCGGTCGAAGAAACCACGGATCTGGCGGCGCGCGGGATTAACTTTCAACTCTCGGGCGTTCCGACCGCTCTTGTCGCAGTTGCGCTGAGTGAGAACTACCAGGGCAAAGCCTGCTCGGTGCTGTTCGGCGCGCTCGATGCAACCGGCGCGCTGGTCTCATCCCCGGTCACGATCTTTGCCGGCCGGATGGATGTGATGTCGATTAACGACGACGGGCAGAACGCGACGATCATCATGACCGCGGAGAATAAGCTCGTGGACTTTCGCCGGCCGCGTGAAGTCCGGTACACTCACGAAGAGCAACAGAACCTTTATCCGGTGAGCCCTCCTGATCTTGGCTTGGAATTCGTGACCGCGATCCAAGAAAAGCAAATTTACTGGGGCAACGCAAAGCTCGCTTCGCCGGTCAACGAAGGCGGCGGCGAGACCGAAGTCACCTCTTACATGTGATGCCCGCACGACGTGACAACTGGCCGAATCTCTTGGCTCAATTCATTGAAGAGCGCCGCGAGCAACCTTTCGCCTGGGGCTCTAACGACTGCTGCATTTTGGCAGCCGATTGGGTCGAGATCTGCACGGGCGAGGACTATGCTAAGACCTGGCGCGGTCGCTACACGTCAGCCATCGGAGCGGTGCGATTCCTGGACCAGGCGGGCGGACTCGAGGCTCTGGTCGATGCGCTCGGTCTGCAACGCGTGGCACCACAGTTGGCCGGCCGCGGCGATATCATTGCCCAGGAAGCCGGCCGCGGAGTCACGCTTGGCATTTGTCTCGGAGTGACTACAGCTTTTGCGGCAAAGACCGGTCTGGTTTTTGGTCCGATCACAAACGTCGAAACAGCTTGGAAAATTTAACATGGAAGCAATCGCAATCTACATTGCAGGCCAGGCTCTAGCTATCGGCCTTACAACATCGGCGGCCGTTGCTACTGCAATAGGTTACACCGTTGCTTTTATTGCTGTTGTCGGTGGTTCAATGGCCGCCTCGAAATTGCTCGCGCCTAAGATGCCGAGCTTTTCTGACTCATCGATGACGGACCGTTCGCAGATGGTTCGCTCGCCAATCTCGGCTCGCACCATTGTTTACGGAAGATGCCGAGTCAGTGGGACCATTGTTTACCTTAGCACGACCGGCGACAAAAATCAATTTTTGCACATCGTCGTCACGCTCGCCGGCCACGAGATCGAGGCCATCGATGAGATTTATTTTAACGACGAACTAGTGCCACTAGTGAGCAACGTACCACAAGGTTTTTATAATGGCGTTGCGCGCGTGAATAAGCATTTGGGCGACGCAAACCAGACGGTTGATACTGATTTAAGAGACGACACGAGCACGCTTACAGATGGAAAATGGACTGATAACCATCGTCTTCGCGGAATCGCTTTTATATACGTGCGCCTAACCTGGGACGTTGAGAAATTTCCTTCTGGGATCCCGAACATCAGCGCAGTTATTCGTGGAAAAAAGGTTCTCGATCCGCGCACCGGAAATACAGCCTACTCCGCTAACTCCGCGCTCTGTCTGCGCGACTACCTGACCGACACGACCCTGGGCATGGGCATGACTTCGGCCGAGGTGGACGACACGGCCTTCGGCGTTGCTGCTACGATCTGCGAGGAACAAGTGCGGGTCTTGCCTCTATCTCCGGTGGTCACCGAAAACCGCTACGAGGCCAACGGCGTCATCGTGACGAGCGCGAGCCCCGACGAGAACATCGGCAAGCTCTTGTCGTCAATGGGCGGCCTGGTCGCCTACACGGGCGGCCGCATCGTGCCTTACGCATCGGCCTACCGGATCCCAACCGTCACTCTGACCGAGAAGCATTTCGTGGGACCGATTAACGTGCAGACCAAGACAAGCGCCAGGGACCGGGTGAACTCGGTCAAAGGCGTTTACATCAGCGAGACGAACAACTGGCAGGTCACGGATTTCCCGACCATCAGCTCGACCACCTACGTCAACCAGGACAACGGGAACGTCTTTTTCCGCGACGTGGTGCTGCCATTCACGACCTCGCCCAGTTGCGCGCAACGCCTCGCGGTGCTCGAGCTACGCCGCGCCCGGGAGGAGATCACGTTCTCCGCGCGGTTCCGGCTCGAGGCAATGCAGGTCCGCGCAGGCGACACGGTAATGGTTACGAATGAAAAGTTGGGATGGTCGTCCAAGGTCTTCGAGGTGATGGAGTGGAATTTCGCGAGCGACGGCAATCCTCCCCAGGTCTTTATCGACATGACTCTCCGGGAGACCGACCTGGATGTATATAGTTGGGACGTGGACGAGGAGATCTTTGTCGAGGACTCGCCGAACACAACCCTGCCGGATCCGTTTACCCTGGGGGCGCCGACTAACCTTTCGCTGACCGCTGACGGGACGACGCAACTCGTCCAGGCCGACGGTACGATCTTGCCGCGGATCCGCGTGGGCTGGACGCCGCCGGCAGTAGAATTCATCCAGTCGGGCGGCTCGGTCGTCATCGAATATAAACCTAGCACCAGCACGACGTATTTGACCTGGAACACGGTCGAGGGCGCTCAGACCGAGGACTTTATTTCGTCGGATGTGAAGATCGGCACCAATTACAACGTGCGGATCTACGGCGAGAGCTACTTTGGAATTTCTACGACCTACCTCGCCGGCTCGATTACGGTCGCGCAAGACACGACGCCGCCGGCTATTCCGACCGGGCTCAGCGCAGCCATCGGCACCGGCAAGGCGGTCTCGCTGGACTGGAACGACAACACCGAGCCTGACTTTTCGGAGTATGGCATTTACCGAAAAACTTCGGCGGTTACGCCGGCCAACGCAAACACCGACAAGGTCGCCGAAGTGCGCGCGTCGCGATTCGTCGATACGGACGTCAACATCGGCACGACCTATTACTATTGGCTGACCGCATACGACTCCGTCGAGAACGTCAGCGGCTTCACGAGCTACGTGCAGGCCACGCCGTCAGTCATCACGGCCGGCCCGATCGATCCAACGGCGCCAGCTACGCCGAACGCTCCGACCTTAATCAGCACCACGGTCTATCTTGCAACGGACGGGACGAGCCTGGCGCGCGTCTCGCTTACGGCTCCACCGTTGCCATCTGGCGCGGTCGCTCTTGACGTGCTCTACCGGCGCAGCGGTGCAAGCGATTTCATCATCGGAAATCAAATTAACTCCTCGGTTTCCTACGCGGTCAGCATCGACGATCTATCTGTCGGCCAGGCCTACGAATTTGCAGCGCGCGGGATTTCGTTCTCGGGATCGCTCTCGGCGGTGTCGAGTCTGCTCAGCCAGACCGCACCGAGCAACACGACGGCGCCGGCGGCTCCGATTCCGCTTTCCCCG